TCTTTAAAGTCTGCGAGGGCTGGTGACTCCATCAAAGCAACGTTACCGTCACCTTCTTCACTCCAGCTAATCTCATTAATATTCATTACTTTGTATTCTCTCTTATAAATATAATCACTTCTCTAGCACCTTCTCTGGCATGTGTAGCATATGGGTCGCCAGGTACTATTGAAGATTGATTAAAAAATGTATCTTCCAACAGTCTCATCATTTCAAGACCGTCAGCCGTACCCATAACTCTTTTCATACATGACATACTATTCTCGATGTCATGCTGTAAAATCTCTTTTCTTGTTAACTTTTTGTCAACAACTATATCTGGATCACTGGAGGTTGTTTCCGACATTCTCAGCCTCCGCACCAGTCTTATTAGTTTGAGCTTCCATCTGAGCCATTTCCATCTCTCTAGCCTGCTCTTGTTGTTCTGCTCTTTCTTTGCGCTTAGCCTGTATCTCTTTCTTAGAGCGCATCATCGTAGCAGGAACTCCACCAGTGATACCCATTTGAATAGGCATCTCTTCAGTATCCACCACATCAAGAACCTCAGGGTCTACAGAAGCATATTGAACTAATCCTTCTATCCACTTCTGTGTAGCAATAGCTTCCGCTTGTCTATGAGACCGAGCCATTGGACCAGTGTATTCAATATCTATATCACCACCTACTGAAGCTGGAGGCTCTGGTAACATTCCTTCTCGCTGTAGTATTCCAAATGTTCGCTCAATAAGCTTGTCCAGATAGTCCCGTTGTATAGACCCCAGAGTTGGTCCAAGTAGTCGTTGCATAAGTTCATATCTAACCTGTACCTCTGTAGCAGTCATAGCAGGAGATTCTTTTAACTCAAGCTGATCTACATAAAATGTTCTGTTAATTGATGTAACTAATCGTTGGAATATAAGGTCATTAGCTTGCCAGTTAGAACCAGTGTCGAATGCTTTAAGAGCATCTACGTCACGAAGTACTGTAAGACCTCCACGACCTAGATCCATATCAGACATTAATCCGCGTTGTGTTGTTAGTATCGCTGGGTCAATAGCCTTAGCACCAGCTTCCAGAGTCGTCTCCATAAGCTCATTAAGCGACATGATGTCAGCGAGAGCCACAGCAGAAGGAGAATGAGCCCAGCGACTACCAGCGACTTTGCGCCAGCCAGGGATGAAGACGGGCATATCGTAGTATCCATTCTCATCACCTAATGTGTCTTGTGTATCTTTAAAGATATACTTAGAGCCTACAATACGCTCAGTAACACCTAGCATATCCTGACCACGGTTATCCATCTTATCCAAACGAGTATATACACAGAAGATAACTTCAAAGCGTTTAGAACCAGCATCAGGCTTCTCTAGTTGATCTTGAACCTTCTGAGGTAGATTCTCTTTCTTGTAATCACCTTTGACAAACTTATCATGAATCTGAACAGCTGTCCACATCATCTTACGGTATAGATTCTTACAGCTACCATCAAAGCCTTCTTCAAAGAAAGCCTCTCTAATAGGAACAGAGGTGAAGATTAACTTCTTATCAGTTGGATCCCACTCCTCGATGATAACAGCTGGACCAAATCCAACCATATCGGTAAACATTTCCGCTGAGGCGGCATCCATATTAGACTCGATCAGAGCATAATAGATAAGTGATGTAACTTCTTCTAGCCATTCACGAGCATCATCATCATTCTGAATTTCTTTATCTCTAAAATTCATCAAGAACCACTGCGAAGCAGGGTTCATGATGTTGGATTGCATAGAGGCAGCCAAACCTTGAGCGGCAGTAATAGCAGTAGAATCATAAATCTTACTCTTACGCCAATCTACTTCACCTTCAGTTCCCATATCACGGAAAAACTCTCCACGAAAAGGAACTACAAAGCGTTCAATATCTTCCCATAGGTCTTCAACGTTCTTGCGATCGGTCTTCAAGAACTCTAGACGTTTACATATAAGCGCATTATCCATGGATTGATCTCTTCACTTTAAATTTACTAGCATCGAAATGCGAATCAAGTACATCATATCCTCTACCAGCACCTAGCATAAGGTACTGTAAGGCTTCACATACATGAGAGTATTTAGTTTTATCAGGTTTCAGAGCGAACTTCTCACCTGATACCTGCATACGTTTGTATTTATAACCACCGTTCATGCCTTTAATAAGATTGGTACAGTTCGGGGATATGATAAGTTCGGGTTCGCCCTGCATATTAAGCGTAGTAAGAGGTACTGATACTGACTCTCTTCTAAGTGTAAAGTTGTTAGTATGCGCACCGTCGATTGGAATACCTGCGTTCTGGAGTATCTCAATACAAGTGTCATCTATCTGCTCCCCTGGATTTTCTCCCGCTGGGTCGCCCGTTCCTTGTACATGGGCATGGACGTAGTGTCCTCTGATTCTTTCTCTAAGGAGTTGACCAAAGGCTGTCGCAGAGATTCCGAATGTGACCAACTCGTCAATAATACGCATTTGACCATTAACTTCCATTCCAAATACAGCAGCAGGAGTCCTGCCAAAGTCCACACCGATATGCAGTACATTATCACATAGCTTAGGAATAAATTCAAGTCGCTCTTTAGCAACGTGCTGATGCTGGTGAAACTCAGGTACAACAGGAATACCATCGGTAACAAAACCATACTCCCCGTGAACGTAAACTTTAATCCATTCTGGGTCTTTACCATGACTCATTCTCTCGTAGTATTTCGCAGGCAAGTGTTCGACATTCTCAGCTTCAGGGGACACGCCTGAAGGCTGATGGAAAACTGCGAAATCTTCTGGCAAGTCCTCCTCGAACAGTTTGTGGAACCAATGATCAGAGTCTGGTGGATTGGTATCCATGATAACTCCCCACCAGCTTGCGCCACCCTGCATTGGACTTGGGTATCGTCCAACTCGTCCAATGAGCATGTCGAGGACTTGCTTTGGAATCTCTCTACACTCATTAAGGAATCCACCAGTGAGCTCAAGCGAGAGTAGTTTCTTAATGTCATCAGGCTTATCCAGAGCACGAAAGAGAACTTCATATTGTACTATGGTGCCATCCTCTAAAGGCATAGTCACGACCCATCTCGAACGTCGTATACCGTCAGTATGAGCCTTTTGCGCGCAAGCTTTTCTAAATATCTCCCAACAGCAAGCGACACTCTTTCCGCTTCCGATTGGTCCAATGATTGCTCGGACAAAGGACTCGCTCTTATGGAACTTGGCGCCAGTATGCGTTGCGACATAGACCACCTCATTCTCACTGACTGTTGATACGACTGCGTTCATTTAATCTCTGTATAACCCAGATGAAGTTTTATTCTCAGCATCGCGCTTGCCTTTCTGAGCACGATTGCGACCACGTACAGCCTTCTTCCGCTTTGCCATTGATGTAGCTTCTTCACGTTCTTTATTAGCCTTGGCACGCTTCTCTTTGCGTAGTCTATCTTTACCAGCCTTACTCATGCGTAGAGGCTTAGTATTACCAAAAAACTTGTCGATGCCCTTGTCTGCTGCTGCTTGTTCAGACTTAGACATACTCTCTCCTTTCTTCTGGAGAGCTTTCTCTTGTGACTTGGTAGGTTTTATAGGATCAGGCTTACCACTTTTCTTATATCCTTTGTCAGCAATCTTCTTAGGATTCTTCTTGCTGGCTTCCATAGCCTTCTTGCCAACTCTAATGGCTTGCTTTCTCTTTGCAGCAAGCATAAGCGCACGAGTAGCATATGTAACACCTGCGTAGACTAGAGCTGGTATAGCCATTACTTCCTATCCTTTGTCTTCTTCAACTTCTTCTTTTTCTTTATCTTGGTAGCCTTTCTGCTTTTCTTTGTAGGTGGCTTCCAATTTTTCAAATCTTCTTGATTCTTTTTATCACGAGCAGCAGTAGCTTCTTTGCTATTGTATTCTTTAGTACCAGGAGTCTTGGCACGCTTCTTATCAGCCGCAGCTTCATTAGCTTGCTGAGTGATGCCCATTCCACGAGCCTTGCGTTTCTTTTGCTCTTCAGTTAATGCCATTAGTCTAGTACCACTCTGAATGATCTCATCTTTTTAGTTTCTGAATCCGCTTCTAGTTCGCCTTCCCATTCGTCGCCAAAACGAGCAAGATAGCTAAGTGCTACCTGCCCACCTTGTCTCTGGTCCATCTGTTTAAATAAGCTATCCACTGCTTGCTTCCGACCCTGAGAACGCCCAATACGATAATGG